CTAGAGCAAACCAAAAAATAGATTCTAGCCACCAAAAGTAATTATACAACCAATTTTTAATTTTGTCAAACATATTATACAGTAACCTTTTCCCAAGAACCTTCAACTTCGTAGGGCTTGTTCCATTGTCCAATGTTTACATCTACATACCAACCCACATCAAAGTAGTCAGATTGAATGTCCGAATTGTCGTGATTACCTGCATTCATTGCTTTGAATACTTCCTTCAGAAAAGAAAGGGCCTTACCTGTATAGTGTTCTTGATACCAGTAAGGGTTAACATCCAAAGCTTTGTTGTTGCGGATGTAATCAATTTGATTTTGATCCATTTTGTTGCCGTAGTTTTTATCGGCATCAGTCTTGATATAATTTTCGATAAAGTCAATAGAACCCGACTTGATGTTTAGAACAAAAGTAGAGTGGTGACGCACAGCAAGCGAACCTTTGACACCGTACTTTTTCAGGATAGCCTTGATAGCTGGAGCTTTTTGTGATTTGCGTTCTTGATTGAAGTAAGCCATTTCGTTTCCTTTTCTTTACTGTTTAAGATTCTATTATAACACCAAATCCATTTATTGTCAAGTTATTGTTCCATCGGGTCACCAAGAAAATACTCGGTGACATAGGTGACAACAATATCTTTACCAGAATGAATCTTTAAGTATTCACCTAGGGCTTCGACACTTCTAAATAAATAACCATTTGCTTTGTACATTTTTAATCCTTTTCTCAACTGTCTAAGATTCTATTATATACCCAAATCGATTTATTGTCAACCTTTTTAGGAGTTGATTGTCTCAAACGGGCTCAATTCCTCAGACTGACCTTCAATACTTTCAATCACATCATAGACAAAAATCACCGGAACGTCTAGTACCGCGGAGATAGTTGCCGGATGTGTACCTTGCGCCAGCATGGTTTCGATTTCTACATACATGTCTGCCATTTTACTCATTACGATTTACTCACATTAGATTTAAACAAGAAGCCACACAGTACGGTCAGTCCCCATGCCTGCAACCAGGACACTTCACCAACTCCTGCAACGGCTCCAACTAAGCAACCATTCCAAAGCATATACACGGGCCAACTCAACAAGAAACTGAGAGCCAGCAGGCCTGCAAGACTTAGAACAACTGCACCAACAAACACTGCAACTTTTTCCATGATTACTCCTTAAACAACAGTCAACATACTAGCAGGAACTTTCCAACTACGGAACTGACCTGGTTCGTCCACAATAATAAATTTACGGTTGATTTTCTTTACAATACCGGAGATTGTACCCTTTGACGAACTAGTAAATTTCACATTGGATCCAAGTGTTAGTACCGATTTGTTTTGTATTACCAGTTGGGCCCGTGCAAAACGAATTGCGTCACCAATGCTGTTCAATTCTTCATTAGAAAAGTCACCCTGCATAATAGCAGTATTAATTTGCTTGATGTTCATAAGAACTCCTTTTGACTGAATAAGACTCTATTATAGACCCAAAACGTTTTATTGTCAACCTTTTATTGTTTGATGTTTTTCATTGAATTTTCCATGTCTTCCAAGTGCTTACGATACTGGATACGACCGAGATTGATGCTATACATCACATAAGCCAACATAGCAATACAGAATGTAATTCCAATGTAGGGGATTGCTGACACTGGAATGAGTGTAAGCAAATAGATAGTTGCAGATCCTGCGATTGCGGCGAGTGCCAATTCTTTTGCTGTCTGGGCGACGGCTTCAGTTTTCATAGACATTTTTGTGTTTCCTTTTAAAGTTTCAATACATGTATTGTATCAGATATCCGAATTATTGTCAAATTTTGGATGCTTGGATTTGCGGGTGTAAGTGCCCTTTTTAGATTTTACAACCTTAGGTTTAAACGGTGTGTTGTCATCAAACAACACACGATGGGCACGATGTTTCATCGGCTCAAGTTTGAAGGATAGTATTTCTCTTTTCATAATACATATTATAGCATGAGTTCTATTTATTGTCAATATTGTCAATTAGCCATCTATAAATAGGTGTGGTAAAAGTCAACACATTGTTGACCATTAGATGTTTAACGGAAATGTTTTCAATCCACACATCATCAGTTGATTTATTAAATGTTAGTGTATGGGTAGAAGTGTCATCTAGTATTTCACAATGTCCATTGATGTGAGGGGTTACAACACCATCCACTATAATTTCTAGACCATCAGATGAAAATGTATCTATTGTTAATTTCTTGACAAAAGAAATTTTTCCTGGCATACTATACATGATCGGGCTCGTTGAAAAGGTAATCTAAACTATTGCTGTAAATACGATCAAATTCTTTTTTACTAAAGAAAGGTAGATTGGGTGTTTTGATTATAGAGCTATCTGCCAATCTAGCAATCCATCTCATGTCAAGCATATATGTTTTCTTTATAGTATACCAGGCAAATTGTAAGCTATTGGATTTGCTTTTGTTTATAAAATAATCTTCATTTTTGTCGAAATCAAAAATATATTTTTTCATAAAATTTTTGTGTGTCTTATAATTGTGCCTATCTTCAATGATTAGTTGAGGATTGAAATACATAAAAGATTCAAAGTCATAGTTATCGTAGAAGGCGATAGTATCTTCCACTTTGACATTTTGTTGATTGGTTAAGAAAATGTTGTCTGAGATTTGGAATACTTGTGATTTGTTTGATGCATAAAACCACCATCTTGCATCCAGTACTGTTTCTATCTGTTTACCTGACTTTGCAAAGTTATTTTCACAAAACTCTATTAATTCAGTTTTTCCTTGTTCCTGAAAATAATCTTTCCATGACCTATACAATCCATTTCCACCTAATCTATCATAGAAGCTATCATCAAGGCTCCCTGCAAATTCATCACCTCCATGACCATTAATGAATATGCCATCGAAATTTGTATCCAAGTATATTGTTCCACTTATGTCGAGTGTTTCAACTTGAGGATAATTTTTATGCAACATTTCTAAAAATTTTTGATTTTCATATACAGAGAACGGTGAATATATCACTCGTAATTGGCTTAAGTCGGGTGCATGTTTTATAAATGCAACAAGCATAGTAGTAGAATCTATTCCCCCACTCCAACACAAGTTTATCTTTTTGTTAGAGCAAACATGCCACATAACCTGATTATACATTAAATCTTCAAATGAAAGACATGACGTTGGTATTTTCCAGTCACGTAAAACTTTGTATTTGAAGGGCATGTTAGTTGACTTAGTTCTATCAATTATTTCACCGAACGGGTAAGTAGAAAAAACACTATTAATATCCAGTAGATTGTTATAGTTTTTAAACCCATCAATCTTGTACAAGTTACCTACAAATTCATAGTTTATATTTTTCCAATTCAATATTTTACTAAAATATTGAGGATTAGTTGCTAATAATCCTATTTCCATCATGCTCCCCTATGTGTGATTATTGTTGGTTCAGGGGGAAACTGTTGGCGCCAACTAGATTTCAACGGTATTGACAGAAAATCATTAGGATCATCGGTTTCAAAATCAGATAGTTTTTTGTAAATTTGCAATTGATACTCTGTTAGTTGTTCTAACATTCTAATCCTACGTTTGACAATAGTAGGATCAGTAGCATCATCAATCATTTCATTGATTAATCTATTGCGTTCATAATCACATCGTTCATTAAATTCTTTAATAAATTTAATTTTATAAAATTTTACATTTGGTGTCATTTAACAACATGTTTATTCTATAGTGAAATTAACTTGCTTTACTTTCTTGATGGTGAAGCTACGCCACTCATTCTTTTCTAAATCAAATACACGCATAGTTGTAGTTGATTCTTTACGGGGCGTTGCATCCTCTTTAATTTCAACTTTAGGTAATTGTTCTGGTACTAGTGTACATTTCATTACACGCTCGGTGCCGTCTGACTTGGTGAATGTGACTACACCTTCACTTACTGCTAACATGCCCTTAAGCCATTCAGTAAATTTGTCCCAATCTTTGTCAGTCCATTTAGTAATAATGTTCATCTTTTTTCTCCGATGTTAAACAACCTAATACGATCCAAGGAATAATTCCAATTGGGGGCGGGATAAAAATAGTTGCACTAAACCAAATATTGATTCCTGCGTCACGGCATCGTCTTACTGCGGTAGCAATGAATACCCATAACGCAACAGCTAATCCACCGAACAACAAAAACAAATTAATAAACCAACCCAAGAACCAAATGAAGGGCAATCCTATCAATGAGAATGCACCCACAATAAAAATTAAACAAAACAACAAGACGCACGAAACGATATAAGTTCCCCAATATTCGGATCTAGTAGCCTTACCTTCAAATGAAAAATATTTTGAATATTTGTTAATTAGATTTGTCATTGTCTTCCCACTCAGTAAAAAAGGTTTTTATTTTTGTTTCTTCATCCCAAGACTTGGTATAATCATTATCTTGGTCACACATATTTAATGCTTCATCCATACTGATGACCCTATGAGAAACAATCTGTTCGCCTAAATGTTCAGACGAAAACGACTTTGCATCATTCATTGTGACAGTATCAAGTGCCCAATCTTTTTTATCTTTACCATAGTTGTCAGTACCAATTGGAACTTCAACCATATAACGCTCACGGAAAGTTGATACTGCTTCAACTAACACCCATTGTGTTTCTTTTTTAGTCAACGTAAAACTTCCATCTTTATTATCAGTCCAATCAAGAACATCACCCTCTTTCCATCCGGCTTCTTCTAGCATTTCAGGAGGAAATTCAATAATGCCGTCACCTGTTACTGCATCCTCTTTGATAGGTACTATCCATCGTTTTGTCATTGCATCACCCAAATTTTAATCAAACCAATTAAATCGATTGTAGATATGAGAAGGTAATTGGCAAACATTCCCATACTATTTCTTGTCCAAGCACAATATGCAAAAATTGCACATTGAAAAATGAAGAAAGGATATAATACAAACATAGGAGGATAGGGTGCGTACACCGCTACTGCTATCGTACACCCTATACTAATTATCCATGCGATAGCTTCTAAAAAAAATCGTATCTGATTAGATTGATAGTCTTCTTTGATCCATTCAACTGTTGAGACAAAGCCTTGTTTAATATTCATTTGTACATTATATTACAAACAAATAAAAAATACAAGGCTTTTGGTTACAGCTTATTGACAAGTTCGGGTGCGAGTTATAGTACCATCATGATTTTGCGTCTCTGTCCATGGAGTACACATCTGCCCAATTGGAGTAGAATTTTGAATAACTACTTGTGTTTGTTGATTACGATGGTATACTTCATTGAGAGCGGCTCCGATAACTATCGCACTGATAGCAGGTGCCACCCAATTGTCACGGTAAATTACACGCGGTCCGTGATAATTATGATGGCGAAAGCCGTGACCATGATAATGTTGTGCCATTGATGTGCCGGTTAACGCCAAAAGTGACAATGCTACTAGAATTTTTTTCATAACGATCTCCTGTTACACTTATATAACGCATCAGCCTAATGTTCCGTTGACACGATGATGGTTGATTGCCTCTTGCAATACAATCTCTACCATCTTATTTAGTGTGATATCACGCTTATGTGCTTCCATAGAAAGTTTTAAGATAGTAGCATCATCCAAATCAACTTCTACTTGCACCCGTGTATCAAATTCTTCACCGTTGAACATTGCTTTTGCTTTTTCCAGGAAGTCACTTTCTACATCCAAGTCAACCCACTTAACATCATCCCATGCTTGATCGGGATCAACACCACGTTCTTTTGCTTCATCCAAATAAACATCTTTAAACACAGGGTTTGTCCAGCGATAGGGCGATTTGTCTTCTTCCCATGCATCACTCTTAACAGATACATCAGCTTGATATACAATTTGATCGACTGTACTATACAATATTGAAACGTGGGCGTATTCACTTTCATAGTCTAGGAATCGTGCATCGGGAAAGCATTGCCATTGATATTCAGAGCCACCGGTTATTTGGTGATTCATTGCTTCGTTAATCTGGTTCAATTTCATAATTGTCTTTCAGTAGGTTAATACATTGTTTTTTGACATGTTCCGTAACAGTTGGTAACCGTAATAATATCTCACATTTATAACTAATAGTAATAACTGGTTCTTCAATTTCAGGTTCTTCCTGAAGCATCCAACCAAGGACTACTATTGCTACAATTATAGCAAGAATTTTCTTAACTGTCAATTCATATTTTTCCCAAAGACTCATATCGTTATTTATGAGTCCTGGCAAATATTGTTAATTAATCACCTGAATCAATTTGGTAACGATCACCACAGTGTTTGCAAGTGTATCCAGTTAAACATCTTCCGTCTGACTGGCTTGTATAACTATGCTTGCAAGGTACACCTTCGGTGTTTAATCTGACTTCACCTTTAGGTGATCCATACATGTATTGACCACCACAATTGTGACAAGGTCTATGTGTCTTATCTTTATTCCAAGAATAACTTTTCTCTTGCTCTGTCAATTCAACTTGACAGGTCCCATTGCAAACAGGACATACTCCATATCCATCTCTCATACTAAAATCCATCCTTGATGATGATTGCCAGGCCCATCACAATGACAGGCAACATGACGATAACCAAATTTGTAATAGCTTGCATCATTTTATATTCCTTAAATTTTAAAATTTACCCAAATAGTGTACGACAATGGTTGGTCCTACCAGACAAATCAGTGCTATAATTTCAGTCATTCTTCAACTCCGAAATGTTCTCTAATTCGTTTCTGCACCTGTGATGCGGCCACATAACTCAAATCTGAATTTTCATCACGCAGGACATCACGCACACATTCAATAGCATGACCAACAATCAACTCGGCGAACTTTTCCTGAAATTTGGGTTCTGAATAAGTCCCAGTTTCGTTCATCTCTCTTGCAGCCTCTTTAGCAAGTTCTTTAATTCGTTCGTTCATGCTGGTTCCTTGTTTGCTTTTTTAGCACGGATTTGTTGAGACAATGTAGGGTTCTCATACTTAGTATCCCAACCCCAACCCTTAGCATTGTCCTCGGGTTCTTTTTCATACAGGTTGTATGCTTTCCGAGCCATTTGGGCTGTCTTAAATTCAATCTGGGTGACTGAACCATTTTTGTATTCAATGTAGAAGAATGCACCTGACATTTTTTGCTCCGTTGTTTGACTGTCTAAGACTCTATTATATGCCCAAATTGATTTATTGTCAACCTTTTACACCGAATGTATTCAGTGCAGGTTGCAGGGTGTTAATCAATAGTGTCTCACGCTCATGTGCAGGACGCTTGCCTCGAACAACTTCTAAGGTACCAAATACAAAACGCTCGGCGCCTCGCTCACGCAAGGCACGACTCAAACCCCAATTTTTGTTTTCAGTCATAGCCCGTTGCATATGTTTTTGCATACGACGGCGTAGTGTCAAAAACACATTGCCTTTATATGACAATGCAGTCAGACCGATATAGTACTCAAGTGTTACTGTATCTTGGATAAAGTAAATTACTTGGTTACGATCAGTTCTACGTTTGCGGTTGATTTTCGAGTTCATAAGTGTATTATATACCCAAATTGATTTATTGTCAACCTTAGAATGCTCGGTACAAGCCAAGCAAACAGATAATAACAGAAACGACATTGACTACCATTTGTGCATTGTTGCGGACCCTGTAAGCCCATGTAAGGAAGAATACAGTTCCAAAACTGAATGCTACGATGTTGTAGGGATCCATGTTACCCATTGAGTTCAGGATGTGACCTGCTACGATGAAAACTACCCCTACCCACTGCAAAATGTCATTTGTTTTATTCATACGTGTATTATATACCCAAAACGATTTATTGTCAAATCCGGGTATATAGTACTTTAGTTTACTTTTGTGATTTCTGCTCTCCAGTAGCATTCACGGTCGCCACCTGTTTCCCAGTGTGCCTTGTAGGCTTGGGCTTCTTCCAGTGTAGTGTAGAAGCGAGTATCACGCTCATCGACACGTTGCACACCACAATCATATTCGGTGACAGTGACTTTATACACACCACTTAGTTTGACTTCTGCCATATCGTCTTCCTTTCTCGGGGGTTACTATCTACTGTAACTACAGTATAGCAGAAAATCCATTTATTGTCAAATATTGGCAAAAATCGCTAGAAGTGTATCAGAGTGCGTTCCTGAATCCTCTAGCGATTTTGAAGCCCCTGAGGGGGCAAAATGAGTACTTTTGTTTCTTAAAAATGTAGTACTAAAGTAGTAACCAATTATTGATTTTTCTCTAAGTATCTACGCACATCGGATAAAAGCGGTTTTTGTTTTTGTTCAACATCTAATTCCCATGGTAATTGTGAATAATGTTTATAGTCTCCAAAAGAATAACTATCAACTTTATATGAACGCTTTTTCCAAATATAAGATCCAGATCGGGTAACAGATAATAATCCAGTATGTATTTGATACAGGTGGATTAATTCATGCACTAATATTTCAACTATTTCTTCGTCAGTTAAACTGGTGTTTATACTAATTCTATTTTTAAATCTATTATCTAATGCAGTATTACCATATACTGATGGACCTAAATTAGCAAATCTAATTTGAATTTCTATAGGTAAATCTAAAAAGGTAGAAACAATATTACAAACTTTTGAAACCACTGTTTCTCTACTAAGTTTATAATCATCGTTCTCATATATAAATCTAATATTTGGCATTAATGAATCACTTGTCCTATAGATGTATTTACATATTCTTTAATATGGGCATTAAGTTCTTCTTCAGTATATCCCATTTCTCCCAACCTAATAACTAATTCACAAAATAATCCAAAAGTTAAAGTTCCATCGACATACTTTTCATCTTCATTTTCACATTCAAACTCATCTATTTGAGGGAATAATATATCATCGATAAACTCTTGTGCAAGATTAATGCTATGCTCAAATTGCCAAATTTCATATTCTTCTTCATCCAACTCAACTTGCGGATTTTCTTCGCTCATTTTATTCCTTCATATTATTTGCTACATCAGTGTATTCGTAATTTATAGTTTCGATATTTTCTCTGAAAACAATTGCACCATTTTTTAAATGAAATCTACGTGCCATATTAGTCTTAGGGCTTAGTGTTACAAATCTATTAACACTTGGATATTGTTCTTGAATTTGTTTAACTGCACGAATTAATAATTCAGCTCCTTTACCTGCTTTATAACTCCATATAGTATAGAATACTGCGGTAGTTGGAACTTTTGCAGTATTTTTTAAATCATCTACACCAGTTGGAATAAAATCATGAAAACTAACACATACCATTGCATCCGGGTCATCTTGATTTTCAGCAAGAGCCGCAACTATTCTACCGTCGCTTACTCTAAAATCAGTAGAAATTTCTGGACGTACAGGATCGTCTTTAATGAAGTTCAATAATTTGTGTGTTAGGTCTGTGATAAAGTGTAGCATAATGTTATTTAGTATAGGTATCAAAATATGCTAATAAATAGCATATGGAACATAAAACTTGGGTGTCAGGGTTAAATGGGTACAAGAAACATATCCTATCTAACAATGAGTTTATCACAATATTAACCGATTGTGAAGTCAAAAAGGACAGAGATATCACATCTATTTTCCAAGACCACATAGGGGATAGAAAGTACATAGAAGTATTATACAGTGGCGGTACTGATAGTGAACTGGTCTTATTGACATTGCTTAAAGCAAAGATACCATTTACTGCTATTACAATGGTAATCAAAGTAGATGGGTGTATATTAAATACCCATGATTTATATTATTCTGAGAAGTTTTGTAGAGAGCATAATATTGAACAAAAGAAAATAGATTTTGATGCTGGTTCTTTTTACGGGAACGGTGACTACTTAAATTACTTGACTCCTTATAGAATAATAGAGCCACATGTGGCTAGTCATTTTTGGTTAATAGAACAATTGAAACATCCTATTATGGGAGGTGATTGGCCTTGGGTACATAAAAGTAAAATACAAAAAGTAATTAGTCCAAGTAGATTAGACTATTCATGTTATGAATTGTTTATGGCAGATAAGAAGATCGATGGTATTGGTAATATGATTAATCATAGTTTAGAATCAACATGCAAATTTATTCAATTACATTTAGATTGCACTGTGCAAACAAAAAAAGACCATTTAGTTAAACACAAGATGTACAGTAGTTTATATCCATCTATTGAAAACAGAGTAAGAAGTTATGGTTGGGAAAATTGTCGTAAGAATATATTAAATATGACCGAATGTAAGATTGAATTAATTAAAAAATCTAAAATAGTTACTCCTATAATTCAGTGGGGAGAAACTATTGCAAATATATTAGAAACAACTGAAAGAGAAAATAAGAGCTTTGTATGAGTAATCCCTATGAATCATTTTCACATGGTTTAATATCTAGCAAGATTTGGCTATGTGAAGAATTAGAAAGAACAATGTATAACAAAGGAATAGTTAATCCAGCTGTTAATATACTTGGTGCTTGGCACAACACATTAGCATTTATGATGATTGTTAGGAAGCCAAAATACTACGGGGTATTTAATTGTTATGATTTAGATAGTAACTCAATTGAAGTTGCAAATCAAATATGTGATACTTGGAAACATGAATATCCAAAAGTATATAATCATGTTGCCGATGCAGAAAAAATAGATTTCACATCTACTGGTAATGAATCTATCTTTATCAATTGCAGTGTTGACCAGTTTGAAGGCACTGAATGGTATAATAGGATACCCAATGATCGATTAGTATGCTTACAGACAACTAATGTGACTACTGACCAATCATTGTGGGAAATAAAGCAATCATCAAATTCAATAGTAGAATTTACTGAGAGGTACAAAGTCAGTACATTACTTTATAGCGGGCAAAAGAAAATAGAATATTATGGATTATCTTATGACCGCTATATGATGATAGGCATTAAGTAAAATCTTTCATATAGTATTTTTTACTATATACACCCAATGTCCCGTAGTACGGATCGTTCTTATTAAAGACATTTGTAAAACTAGTTTTTAAATAGTTCATTGCATCAGCAAAGTTATGAGCAGATTCCCAATTCTCATCGGTAGCTTTTCTTAATAAGTTTTTAAATATTTCTTCATGACCTTCATTTTTGTATTTACTTTTACCATTTTGAATTCCTAAATTGACATTCCAGGCTGCTCCTCTGCCACATGCAATACAAAAATCATCATAGTAATCACTATGGCTATTACCGCAGTATTCTTTTAGAAAGTCATTATTTACTGAGGTAGATTTTTTAATGATCTTGGTAGTAATAGAAAAAGTAGTGTCACTGGGTGATACGAACTTACTTGTACTGATAGGATCAATTTGTTCAGTAGTATATTCTGCGCCACCATATGTTTTCTCAATATGATTGAGAGTCATCCAACTTTGTTTTAAATGAATCTTAGGCATATCCGGTGCATAATAGAATAACTCAATATTTGGAATATCAGTGATAAATGTTTCCATTGTTTTATCAATGATAGTTGAATAGTATTTGCCATCTTCTAAAATGATTCGAGGTTTGTCTACTCCAAGTATAACACCGTGATCAGGTTCATCGGCATGCATAATCTGTTTGACATAGAAACTAAAATTAGTTGGTTGAAAGTAACCATGCACAAGAGCGGATGCAGGTTTTTCTAACCAATCATCTTGAAAATAATTATCAAATTCTTCGGGTCCTACATCAACCGTTGTTACTTTTGTATTGGGATATTTACGTAAGAAATTATGTACATGTGGATAAATCAACCTAATTAATTCATCTTGACGCATGTGATTTGTTTTTAAGTTTAACAAAACAATTTCATCTAATGGAATGTTGAAGTAATAAAAGCATCTGAGTATATGATGACTATCTCTACCTGCACTATAAAATAAGCTTAGTTTTTTGTATTTTTGTCTTAGTGTAATGCAACGCTCATAGCATATTTCATCCCAAGATTCTGCTGGTTCCGTAGTCCAATCAAGCTTGTCGTATTGTTCGTCATAGAAATAAAAACTAGGCATTATTCCTAATTTATTTGCCGCACGCCATGCATCAAATTGACTAGATGTTCGTTCTCCATTAACGATCCAATGAGGTAAGTAATACATTATTTTCCTGAAAATTGTTTAACCATTTTTACAATATCATTTGTTGATAAAAATACAGGATGGGAGCTATTTGCTTCTAACTTCTGTATCACATCATTATCTTTACCACATGTATGTATTGCTTTAACTATCATGCTACGAGTGTCTTTATCTACTGATGGTTGTACACTAAGTATCAATCCCAATCCAATCGGTGACTTTGATAACTTAGAACTGTATACACCTACGTTAGAGTGATTAAATTTGGTTGCGTATGTTTTATCAAAAGTGCTTGTCATTATATGTATTCTATTTGCCTCTACTAGAGGTCTTGCTCCAATAAAGGTATCGACAAACAAGTCTAAGTTTCCATTAACAACGTCGGTTAATCCACCAACACTAGACTTGTAGGGCACAATTTGAAACTGTGCATTCATGTCTTTAAATATAGTTTCTGTTAAGAATGTTCCTGATGCGGAAGGAGAACCTATATTAATAATTCTTCCTTTAGATTCAGTAACCAATTCGTCTAAAGATTTGTATTTACCTGACTTAGCTACAAATACTAGTGGTGTCGAGTTCATATATACTAACGGATTTATATCTTCTAGTAAATCAACACCGGGAAACTTGCTTAATGTGTTTAACCCAAAGTTACCCATAAGTAAATGCGTAGTTGTGTCTGTATCCTGTGCGGCCTGCAATGCTTTGATAGCAACTAGTCCTTCTGCTCCAGGCTTGTATTCTTTCAATACATTAATGTTTTGTTTCTTTAAACAAGGTGCATAAGTCTCGATACTTACATCAGAACCAGATCCTGGACCGCTTGATAGAATAAATTTAAAAGTGTGAGTTTGTGAGTTTGCCAATGTTGCAACCAATGCAACCATTAACATTAAGATAGTTTTCATCAATATTTCCTCTAGACACATATTTATAAATAAGAAAGCATGAGACAAATTAATTTAATAAACCACCCTTTCGTACACAATGCAATCATTGAGATTAGTGATCTAACCGACTTGCCTATACCAATTAATCCAGTGTATGACACTTCAACCGGGTATAACAATGTGTATGCCGACGGTGGTAGAGAAAGGGCATATAATTGGGATAACAAAGAAGAATCTATAGAGTATTTTACTAGATTATTCAAAGAAGATATTATACCCAAATTTTACAGTAACAAATTGTTCACGAATGATTATGGTACAGTAACGTGTGAACAATTATTGCGTAACATTGATATTGCTGTGGGAGTAGTAAAAGATGCGCCTACATGGGATCAACACGTACATGAAGATTGTAGGACAATGATATGTGCCGGATTAATACATTTACAAGATACTGATCGGGGCACACAGTTTCACGGTAATAACACTGATAAAGTTAGATACACTGCCCCTAGTAAAAAATTATCAGGCTCAGCTTGGGCTAATATGGCACATTCATTTCACAGTGTTGGTAAGGGAGAGAAAGAAAGGTACGCCTATTTAATTAGCGTAATGTGGAAGCTAGTATTATAAAGCTCACTTTAGATTTCCGAGTAGCGAATTCGTACATCAACCCAGCAGCCGGGTTCACACTTATAACGCAAAGGTCCTAAGGTAGTGTGATCTTACCAAGAATTGTCAGTCAGTTCTAGTTGATGACTTTCAAATCTCTTTAATCTATTTATAAATTCTGTAGTTCGTTCAGTTATAATACCAGTTAACTGGAATGTTACTCTAGGGTTATGTCCTGCATTCGCAGTAGAGTGAGGCATGTTCTGCCAATCAAATGTCGTAACATCTCCTGCACGCCATTGCTGATGTAAGTAATTACCGTAACTCCAAAAATGACCTTGTTCCCAATCAGTCAACGCAACTTGAACACGCATGACTGTCCAAGGTGCATCAGGTGCCCACTTCTCTAATTTGTCTAAATGCAGATTCCAAACTTCACCGGGCTTTTGCACATGTATGCGTTCCATACAATCATCTAATGCAAACAATTCAGTAATCTTTTTTAAGTTAGGAGTTATCTGCCAATTCAAATGTGTAATCTGATAGTCTTTTCCATAGCCAAACTTTTCTAAATCATAATCTTCGCTTGCTAATTCTTCTTCAGGTCTAGTCTTACCTACTTTACCACGTGTGCGCCAAGTCGCAGGCTTAGCTGTCTCTATTGCATGTTTAACATCTTCACTATAGTCAGCAGTAATTTTACCAAGTCTAATTACTTTATCGACCTGTGAATCATTTTTGAAGTTATCAAAATGATACTTACTTTTTTGTTTGCTTTGATCCCAACTGCTTATCATATTACTGTTACCTTTACATTTGATGCACCGTAGCTTTGAAAGTAGTCACTAGGTGGTAGTTCTATATTTAGTGCCTCACATAGGTCATTATTAGTTAATGGGTTACAATTCTTATACTTGTATGTTGCCTTGATAATACCTTGATTCTGTTCTTTAATCTTAGTAGCCATTACTTTCAAGTTCTGATAGTATTCACTATAGTCAGGGTATGTAATATCAAAATGCCCGCACTTTACCCACCATCCTAAACAAGCATCATCGGGACGATGTACTAGTATGATCGGGCAATCAGGCCATGTTTCTTTGATGTAGTCAATGTGATTACTAAACACATGAGACTTGATGATGCGGACACCTTCTCCATTGAATGGTTCATCAAAGTCACGTTCTAATGTTTCTTTGTCATACATTGGAAGTCTATGAAAGAACTTACCAAACTCCATGCCAGGATCGTAGTATGCACCTAAATGCATCAATTCCATTTTGCCACTAGCATCATGGTAATATGTTCTACTATCACTATAATCAGATTGGTCTACGCTAGGGCTATAGTAAATGTTCTTTACTACGCTACTCCATTTACTGCCAGGAGCTCCTGCTACGAATATATATTTCAAGGTGTAATCTTCTTTGCTATTTGAATCCAATCTCTGCGTAATAGTGCCATACTAGCATGGACACCTTCTGGAGAATGTTCTCTAGTAGTTATGAACATTAAATTCTCATCAAATTTTTCTTTTGCTTCCTTGCTACGAATTGCAGGTACAAAGTTATCGTGATACCATTTTTGTATTTCAGGACTTGTGCCTTTTGGTAACACTAAGTTCCAGCAACCGTATAGATTAAGACCGGGCGCATACTTACTCATTAATGGCGCAGACTCTAGACCTTTAAGTGGCACTTCGCTTGCCAGTCCGATAAGCTTTAATTTACCTGCTTTAACGTGGGGATAGCCTACACCAACTGGGGTGACAGCAAACTCAGCATGACCTCCCATAACATCTAATAGTGCTTGTGCTGGTCCTTTGTACATAGCAGTTTGAACCTTATCGCCACCGGGTACATTTAGTTTTGTAGTTAAGTATTCAACGGCTAACTTGTGTCCGCCTCCACCAATCGCAAAGTTGATAGGGCGTTTCTTTTCACGTATCTCTCTAATCAAATCTTCAGGTGTATTCACTTTACTATTGGGATTAGCCCAGAATGCTAAAGGGCTACGTGCTATATTAGCAACTGGTTCAAAGTCATATATGTTATACTTTAACATTTGTGGATACCAAACTTCAGCAGTAATCCATTGACTATTACAAGCAGGAACTGCAACAGTATGACCGTCATTTGGAACAGTATTGAAATGGTTCATTGCTATGTTACCGTCTGCTCCTGCACGGTGTTCTCTTGTAAAAGTTACCCCTGTTTTTTTGTTTACTATATCTGCTACAAAGAAAAATGATATCTCATTACCTGCTCCCGGGCCATTTGGGAATATAACTGTAATGGGTTTTGTTGGTTGCCAAGCAAATGCAACTAGTGGTATAAATGCTAACAATGCTAAAAGTTTTTTCATCAGTCCTCCAAGAATAAATATGATGTGACAATTATTTAGTCCATCTTACAAAAAATCATATGAATACTAAAATTTTTAAGCTTTTACAAGAAAATTTGCAACTTGCGTTTAATTTACCCAAGTATTCCAAAATTTCTATTACTAAGGATACTATCGTACAAGACCTACCTTGGACACCCGCACGATATAGCAAATTCAAAGAGGCAGTAGAAGCTGAATTGCATTTGCCATGTGACTACACAGGGACATTGATTGACATTACTAATGATTTGTCAGAACGTTATATCTTGCGTTTCTTTAGTGAGATATGGAAACCAAGAACAGGTGATTATGAACATACTGGATGGGAACTTGCAGATGAGATTAACAAACTAAATCCAGAGAAGGTTCTTGATGTTGGTTGCGGATATCATCCCTTCAAGGGTCGTATTCAAAACATCATTGGTATCGATCCATACAACAACTGTGCTGACTATGAAGTTGATATATTAGAGTACAAAGTAAAACCAGAAAGCCATGATGTAATTATAGCATTAGGTAGTATTAACTTTAATAGCAAGGATGAGATTGAAACACGATTCAGTCATTGTATAAATCTGTTGAAGAATAATGGAAAATTCTATCTACGTGCTAACCCTGGTATACCTCATAAGACAGGACCTTATGTTGATATCTTCCCTTGGACTTTTGAAGTCGTAAATGAGTTTGCTGAAAAATACAATCTTAATTTAGATACGTTTAAAAAAGATGCCAACGATAGATTGTATTTTGTTTACACAAAACGATAGCCGAAAAAATAGACCCCGAAGGGTCTATTTTACATTGTGGGTCCGTTCCCACTACGCATACCAACTGTTCCACCTTCTGCTTCGATTCGTTTGATAACGTCCTCGAATAAGATAGGAGTAAAATCAGTTTGCTCAACACATACACAATGATAACGTACATCGTTTTCAGTACTGTATAATGTTGCACCTGTCTTAGCATCGATTCCCCTAGCCTTCTTCACTCTGTTAGAATGTAAGTGACCGTGAATGTTAACACCAAAACGACCTAACGATGCTTCATGTAACGGGATGTGACTTAAAATCATTCCGTTCATTACATGATATGCACGTAATTCTCTAAAGTACATTCTATACTCATCATCACGAAAAATGTCATGGTTGCCACGAATTAAAACCTTGTCACCGTTTAAGCGGCTTAATGTCTTTAAAGACTTGCGGTTAATGACAACATCACCTAAGTGATATACTTTATCGTTTGGACGTACTGTATCGTTCCAACGCTTAATCATTTCCTCATCCATTTCATCTGGATCAGTCCATGGACGAATCTTAGTAACACCGTCTGCTTCTGTGAATCTACACACTCCGGCATGACCAAAGTGTGTGTCACTTGTTAAAAATACTGCTGGCATTATACCCTCTCTTTCTTTACTCTACCTATTCGGCTAGCTTTGTTCCAATCGTATGCAACACCATCTGGACATAGACCGTCTACTACACTGTCAACTCCAAACATACCACACACTTCAAAGTCTATACCTTTGATGGATACAAACTCATTCATCTTCTTTGCCAAGAACATTGCATCATCTAATGAATATACTTCATATTCTGCATTCTTGCCTATTACTTTAAACATATTATTCCTTTACGCAACCATCCAGTGGTCGTTTTCTTTGTATTCGATGGATTCACTTCCATCATATTCATTTACTTTAAACAATGTACCTTCTGGTATCCATTCTACTTCCAAGTCTGTCATGCCACCTTTGTAGATTTCAGGATACTTCAGTGTTACATATGTATCTAATTCAGCCCACTTTTTGTTCTCAACAAATTTTACGATTGCTGGGTCAAAAAGTATTTCAGGAGTATCATAGTTCCATGTGTACCATCCTGCACCGAAGCCAGGACTGTACAACACTGCTACCTTTCCATCTTCAATTAACTTGTTCATTCTATACTCTTAAAAGTTCGCCAATCATCAACGTTTGGCTTTTCATCTTCATCATAAGTCCAACCCAGTGCCTTCATCATGCGATGCTTGACTAGCAAGTTAGGGCTACGGAATCTTCCCGTATCTTCAAAGCCCATCATCACACCAACTTCACACACTGCACCACTACGGCAGATACCTGCATAGCAATGGACAACTACATTCATCCTGTTGTCTTTTGCATGTTGCAACAGTCGGACTAATTCGTTTGCTTGCTCCTGACTGCAACGCATTGCCTCGTCAAGAACCACATCATTTTTTTCAACGTCCAAGAATTCAAAATTGTGAATCTCTTTGAACTTGTGAGCGGGAACGGGTCTCCAACTTGCCGGGTCAACAATGCTAATCAGCATACTATTCTCACCGGCTTCGTGATGAAACCTAGTTGGTATATCTGCCGCCGCTACGTTTTCAATCCACATTTCTAACTCCTTAATATTAGTATTATACATCCAAACTGATTTATTGTCAAATTTTAGATATGGGAAAAGGTCTGAGCATTTCTACTCAGACCCTTTAGGGGGTTAGCACTTTAACATGCGTAACGATAGCTCATGATGGTCTTCATCATGATGCCTTCTGGAGTGAACTCAGAAGGATCAGCACCTAGCAAGCTTGCCATGATGCTTGGGCTAAAGCCAGAGACTAGAGCCGCACCAGACTTGTCTGCCTTGACAGGGGCGTTACCGCTACTGTTCAAGTTCCAGAACACTACGCTAGGCGCAGTGTAGCCTGCTTCTGCATACTTGCGTTGGATCATTTCCATTGCAGAATCATCGTGGGTTACACATTGATTGAACTGCATGTCAGAAAGGATCAACAACATCTTAGGCATGTCGCTTTCAGGAACAGAGTTCTTGACCGCAACACTTAGGATCTTGTCCATAGCCTTGTGCAAGTTAGTGTCCATTGCCCAAGTGGAGTTAACCATTTGGTTGATCTTCTGAACGATAGTACCCTTTAGAGTAACTAGTTCAGGAGTACCACTGAAGGTCAAGAATGTGTCCTTGAACGCACCCTTGTTCTTGTCAGCTAGGTAAAGACCAAGCGATACACTAACGTCCAAACATGTTACACTACCAGTTCCGCCTGCTGGGCAAGACATAGAACCAGATACGTCTACCAATGGTAGAATGTTTGCATCGTTCATGTAGTTAGGCAATGCATCCCATTGTGCAGTCACGTGATCCAATTCGGTCTTACCCAAAGTAGAACGGCCGTACGCAGAGATTAAACCCTTCAAGACTTCATGAGGGAACACTGCCGAAGCATTGACCTTCACAGTCTTGTCACCACTGACCAACTTAGCAACATATTCTGCGAATGTTACAGAATGACGGTTGAACGCCTTCTTGTAGATTCGTGATGCCTGTGAAGGCACATGTGAATAGTTGATGTTGTCCCAATCGTTAGCACACATTTGTGTTTCAACAACCTTAGTCATTGCCACAAGTGTCTTACGATATTGCTTAGGACTCATACCGAAGAATTCACGGATTTCACGTGCTACTTCACCCTTACGAGGAGTCCACTTTGCGGCTAAGCCGTTCTTTGCACGAAGGTTGTCACCTAGCAAAGAATATGCCTTAGCCTTAAGATCCTTGTCCTTAAAGACAAACAAGTCATCGAAACGACCTACTTCAGGAATCTTAACTAGCAAACGTGCTGCCGCTTCTGGGTCATGCTTTTCCAAGTATGACAAGATATCACGGAACAGTTGACGTTCACCTGCACCACCACGTGCATCACGTGCCCACAAAGCCACACGCAAAGCGAGGTCCTTGTCTTGCACATAAGCCGCAGTGAATGCTGGGATAATGTTCTTACCACGGCTTGCGCCGATGTTGTAGAATAGATCAACCACTGAGTTAGCGGTTGACTTACGAGCCTTCATACCGTTTGTAGTACGGGCTTCTTGATTTGCGATTGCGTTTACAAATGCGTTCATTTTATTTACCTCTCAGAATGTGTTTTGTTTTCAGATATTGGTTGAAATTTAAATTTGCTGTTAACATTCTATGTCTCTAGCAGGATGAGTGAAACGGTTAAGTTTATTTTCTGGTCTACCTCATCCCCTGTATATCGGTTCAGTTTCGTAGACCCTATCAACAATTCATGTTGACTATCTAGTAATTGTGTCTGCTACTAGCAACATACAAAGTCTTTCCAATGTGTC